GACAAATCCTCAACCATGCCTTTAATCGCGACACGCAAATCACCCAAGTCAACAATGGCCTTCTCACACCCTCCTCGACGCAACCCCACCTCAAATGGGCTTACAATGCGATCAGCGTTGTAGGAGTCGTCATAGCGCCACACATTCCGTTGAACCGCGGGCAAATACTCAACACCAGGAGCATGCTCTCGCAAAAACGTCCGTGCCTCCTCGGCAAACGGACTATCCACCAGGCGACTACCAGGAGGAGCAACTTGCACGGACGACCTACCCATAACAGCAACATTGAACTCCCGGCACACCTGTGGGTAGGCAAAAACACCGCGCTCCGGCCATTTCTCCTCAATCTCTGGATACTCTTGTTGTAGAGACAATGAGCATTGCGGAATGATCGTCAACGTGGGTGCAATAACCAACTTGGAGCGCGCCTTTTCAACCTCAGCCTCCAACTCGGTCTTAGTAATTGGAATCACACATGATACGCCAGGATCGGAAACGAGCGCACCTATGAGACGTGCAACTATACCATATCCAGCACCCTCCTGGCGAACGATCCATATACTACAATCACCATTTACGGTACATGCACCTTCATCCCACCTGACCTCAAAAACATCCACCGCGTAACTGTTCCCTCCAGCACCTTTGTACCCACCGGGTCTCAAGTCACTTACAACAGTTCCAATTTTATCCTCCGACACGTTAGGATACACGGCGGTAACGCGATCACCCTTCTTCAGGGGACGATTAGGCGACGACATACATTTGAGAACATCGCGAAGGCCGGTAGGAAACATTGCGGGAACAAAAATCATGTCCCACCTAGGAACACGGTGTATCATTTCCTCGCGCAGCTTTGAGGTCACCGCCTGCCCCTTGTTCAAACAATGCGTCAAGGTGATCGTATCATCCCCTCCAACACCAATCGGAACAATATGAGACACACACGTGACAAGCCCTCCCAGGCAATTACCATACACACGATTCTCAACACGCGCACATGTCACCTCCACAACCACCATATTGGAACGGAGTTTATCCAATTCCGTTGCACGCATGCCCGTACCATATTGATACAATGGCGTTAGGACACCAGTTCCAGCCGCCATCTCCAATTTGGG